TTTAAGAGCAGAATTACTGGTGTTGACGCCATCCTTAGTACGTACCTCCATTAATCAGTGAAGGATAGGACGGATAAGGTATCAAGACGCCGTTAGCGTACTGACCTCCGTCATAGATCAGACTAGCTCCACTAATAAGAACACCATCAGCGTATGTGCCACCATCCAACTTAGGGGTGATGTCGGGGTCTGGCGGTGCAAACGGGTCGTATTGCTCAATCGTAAACATCTCGAATCCACTTGCCGTCATCGGCGTAGTAGTACCCGAAGCCAACGTGTCGAAGTTCAGTGTCTTCACCATCGTTGGGTGCATATCCGGATACATCATGTGTACCGGCACTGTGTTCTGAGAGGGTGAATACTTCTCCCACCAACGGAGATGCTTCTGACGTTTATCGAATGTTGTTTGCTTGACTAGGTTGATCTCGAACTGCTCTCGGTACCGATCGTCCATCGGTTCGTCAGTCGGCTGAGATAACCACGCCTCAGGGAACATGTCCGAACCAAACCGATTCTGCATGTCCCAGAAAGAAGCATAAATATGTTTACACCACCTAGGGGCAAAATAAATAAGATTAGGATCTGAGTAAACTTTATTCCCGTCTGTATAAGAAGGAAGATTTAAAAGCTTTTTCACATATAGGAAACCGAAGTCTCTTGTGAAACCTGGATAATCTCTTGAGTTCGACTCACGCGAGGCCAAGTAGTCCTCACCCGCGTCATATAGACCGGGTTTTAAGTCCTGAGGCAGAGTGTAAGGGTAGCGACGCTTGAGACTGTATTCATAGAGATTAAAGTCTTCTCTAGCGAGATAATCAGGGCAGTTACACCCGAACCTCATCTCCGTGGTGAAATAATCGCCCACAGTGGGTAAAGATGCCGGAGCCTGGAGAGTCTCGTTATTTATGACCGACCAACTATTATCGGTGTCAAGGGATATAAAAATGCTGTTGAAAACTGGAGCAAAAGAAGGCTCAAGCGGTGTAGTACCGTTCCCGACCCCAATAACAACGTAGTTGTTATAAGTAGTCTTCTCAGTACCGTCGGAAGCAAACCGATCTGAGAGGATCTCTCCCGTAAAGAAGGAGATGGGAGGACCGAAATTACTTGAAAGCTCTACAGCGTAGACCGTACCTGAAGTTTGAGTGACTGATTTGATCGAATAGCCGAAATCGAGGAAGTTAAACGAATCCCTAGGACGTATGGCCACCATACGCATGGCCATATCCTGGTTCATCGAAGGGTACATGTAGCAAACGCCTGGAAGCGCCGCTCCAACGCCCACGATTCCCGTAGTCCAGTACCTAAAAGAGTAATTAAGGCCTACATACGCCTGATTGGCGTACATATAAAGCTCGTAACCTCTCCTCCAGCGCGTCCACATAGACGCGTAGTTGTAGTCAAAGAGGATACTGAAGTCTTTTAAGTTGAAATCTGGTCGGAATTTACGTTTGAAAGGTACAGAGTGAGATAACTGGTGAGACGAACTACACCCCTCGAAACTTTTAAAGGCGAACTTAGACTTCTTCGGCTGGTGACCGCCCCAGCTGAAGTCGTCGCCGCCTCTTTTTGGCATTTTTACTTAATAGAAACCGCCTTGAGCCCAGATAGAGATGCCGGAAGCACTCAAACCGCCGGAAACTGCTGCAGGACCATCACCAAGGTAACCAACGCAGAGGATATAGCCCTTTTCCAGGTACAGAGCCTCAGATTTACCCACCTCGATCGGGCGAACTAAGTTGGTGTCACCCGTCTGAGGCGTAGGGGCCACAGTCGCCGGGAGCTCGATACGCTGAATCAGCCCTTCGGTATCACCAGAGAGACCAACCTCAAACTTCGCAACCATTAAGGATGCAGAAGTTGAAGGAGCTGCCTGGTTAGGTGCATAGACGTACACACCGAAGGCTGCACTACGGACCCCGGCGTCGTTGGGATAACCTTCATTAGAAACAACGAAGATGTCCTCAACAAGAGCACCGTCCTCTGAAGGAATATCACCAACTCGGACAAGTTGGATCAGGTTACCGAACTCGGGCGTGCTGGAATCAGCGGTGATGGACGTACCATTATTGATCTTTGCGCCCCGGAGAAAGGGGCGATCAACCATCAACGGTTGCTTGTTAGTTGAAGTTGAGGCCATGGCTTAAACCTGCTTAAGGACGGAGGAGCAAAAAGTTATTAAAAGAGGTTACCCGTATTCGAATCGTATGCCTCGGTGAGGGTCTGAAGAACTTCAGGATTAGCAAAAAGCTCTGCAAACTTCTCTTGCATTCCTTCCCTCAAGAAATCCTCTCCGACTTTCTCAAAATCACTTTTAGGTTCTTCCGGTGTCGTTGCTTCAGCACTATCTGCCTTCTTGTTCCGACCCATCAGATACTGACCCAAAGCCTGGGCTGCCATCCGTTGTTGGTTAGCCGGTTGGTAACGAAGAGGCATCCCTTTGACGCCCCTAAACATATCGGCAGCGCCCTCGACAACGGTCGCTAGATCACCAAGAAACCCACCGCCTTGAGCAGCCACTCCGGGAGGGGTCGTGGTCATTGCGACCCCCGGAGCGTAACCTTGACCGTAGATAGGACCTGCCATTAAACGTACTCCGTTAGCTCTACTTTAATTCAATAAAGAGGCATTCCAGCCATCTGACGAGCTTGGTTAATCAACTCCTTGGTCCGCTGTAGATAGGGTTTTTCTTGAGGGCTGGTAGCGGCGGCCATGTCGAAATTACCTTGGTTAGGTGCGACTGCAGCAGCTCCAACAGCCTGAGCATTGCCCACAGCGTTTGCTTGGTTATCAGAACCCAGAGAGGTGTCAATAGCTGAAGTAGTTACAGACTCTGCACTCTGCTGATTAGCTGCGGGATTAGCCAGAGCACGACGCTGAAGCTCATAAGCCAAAGCGGGGTTAGCTTGTACCAACTGCTGCAAGGTTGCTTCGACCTCGGGACCGTAACCTTGACCGTAAATAGGACCTGGCATTGAATAAACTCCGTTAGATCTACTTTAAATCAATAAAGAGGCATCCCAGCCGTCTCTGTACTCTGTTGGTTAGCCAGAGCACGACGCTGAAGCTCATAAGCCAAAGCGGGATTTGCCTGTGCCCACTGCTGCAGGTTGGTTGCCATTTCGGGGCTAGAAGCAGTAGATCCAGCAAAGGCAGCAAGAGCATCTTTAACAGCAGGCTTATTTGCGTAGGCTGCACGAGCGGCAAAATATTCGCGAGGAGACGAATACTTCTCAGGGCTCATCGGTGCGAGCATTCGAGCCGCAGCAGCCGCAGCAGAATCAGCTTGAGCCAGTGCAGCCAGTGCATCACTATTCTCTTCGATACCGCCCGAGGTGGTGATGGCAGTGGCAGAAGAAGGAACATCCCCCTGAGGAGCTCCTACAGGAGACAAAGGAGCGCCATTGTCATCAGCGAAAAGAAGACCCGTAGCCTGGGGCTGTGGAGTCAAATCAGAAGCGGGAAGCTCGGGAGCTTTCGCGGTGGTAAGAACTTTACCTACGGCAGGGCTGCCCTCTTCGCCACGGTTGCTCATCATCAGGCCAGCGTTTAACGCCGTGGCAGAAGCTAGGCCTCCTAGGGCAAATAAAGCCCTCGGGTCGATGCCGGAAAGATCGAGAGTGCGGGTTCCTGCTGCCGAGTTGCGAAGATCTTGAGCGAGAGCAAAGGCACGATCGACTGCAGCGTCCACGGGGGTCGGACCCGCGCCTGCACCAAATGCTGCACGAACCGTTTGAGCCGCTTCTGGTCCCTGTCGGCGACCCATGCGGACGAAGCTTTCAAAGATTGCTGGGTCGATTTCGTATTCATTCCAGGGGTCAGTCATATCTCTCTCGAGGAACATGCTCCGACCGAGCTCCTCCCCAGCAACAGGGCGACCCTCTCGCACAAAACTCTTAGGATTCAACTCGGGCGATGCCGCTGCGCGGGCTGCTTCAATATTCGCCTCCGTAGCGTATGGTTTGCCGCTGTAAGGCTGACCCCCAATCTTCGTACCTGCGGGACGAACAGCACCTCTACCTGTTTTAAAAGGAACTAGTGCTTCTGTGCCAGCAGGATTCCTAAGGTCAAGAAGAGCTCCGAACTCTTCTGGGACTTGAGAAGTTGATGCGGGTGCTGGGCGGGAAGGACGAAGAGGGATCTCCTCCGCCACGGGGGCAATTTTTTGAGCAGGTTTAGGCTGAACAGATACAGGCACTAAAGCGCCGGAGCGGCCACCAAAGCCGGGACCCTGATAAGGCTGAGGGAGAAGACTAGTAGGGCGGCTGTTAGGGGGAAACGGGGAAGCACCCTCCCAAGCAGGCTCAGGTGCTCGATACTGCAGATTATTAGGATTGTTTAGGACACCTAAAAGCCCCTGATTATTACCCTTACGAGAGACAACAGAGGGAAAGGCATCTAAAGGTTTCAAGAGGCCAGTGTCTACAGCTAACTGCCGTCCTGCCCTCTGAACTTCGCCACCGGCCATTTCGGTGGCAGACAAAATCTTCGGTAATAAACGCCTAGCGATTCCTTGGCCACCTTGCTGAACCAAGTCCCAGACTAAATTGAACGCACCCATTACCGCTAAAGACTTAAGTCAATAGTGCTAGTTTAACGCCAATTTGCGTAGAAGTAGAGCCTGTCAGAACGTGAAACATCAGGCGGTCCAGGAATTGCTTGAATAAATTCGCCGCCACTACGCTCGAAACGGTACCTAGAGGCCACGGGGTCGCGATAGTTAGGCACATACAACATCTGAGCGAGCCGGTCACACTCATAGTGGTAGTTCTCGCGCCAGACGCGAGTAACTTCACGTTTATCTTGAATACTGATTGAACGAGAGACATCACCAAGAATCGTTTCTTGGCGACTCGTGGCGCGACCTTGAGCTAGTTCAGTTAGACGCTCAGCTTCTTCGCAACGCTCAATCTGCTGAACAATTTTGTCGTAATAGAACTCACTTGGGATGCTATTGCAAGCTTCCAGAAGCCTTGCGTAGTCACCAGCAGGAACTGTAGCGATATTGTATGCTAAATGGTAAGCTACACGACTAAAGTTAAAGTCATCTAACGCATAACCGAAAACCTGTGCCGGGTTACGTGTTAGTTGATTTACCGCAGCGTAAATTACCTCACGCTTTGTGGCGTCAGTGGTCGTGGGCTGAAAAACTACACCGTTTTGAGCTAGATACGACTGAATCTGCTCAAGTTCGTTAGGAGTTAACTGCGCCACGACCTAAACACTTAGTGTTTCTATTCTACGTATACAGAACCCGTAGCAAAAACTTCATCCCAATCGACACGTTTGATCGATTGAAGTTGATCCAACTTGGTGAAGCGCTCGCCAGGTAAAGATTGGCGAAGCTCAATAATTTCTTTAGCTGTTTTCAGGCCAACACCAGGCAAACACTGGGTCAGACCCTCTTCGGTCAAATTATTGAGGTTGATCCGGTTATCGACAGGAGGCAGAGGCTTAATAACGACCGGTGTCTCAGCCTCTTGCTTAAAATTCCTCCGGCCACGGCGGACTGACACGGAATTGCTGCTCGGTTTGGCTTCTGTATCTTCCGTGAACTCGTCCACTTGGTCTTTGTGGGCGTAAAACACCTTACCAGTGGTGTTAGACCGCACCATAAAGTACTCACCGTCATCATGAGTGGAAAGTACGTCGATTTTGACGCCACTAGGCTTATAGACTTTGGCAGACATCTGAAAAAGTCAGTATGTGAGCAGTACTGTACGCCAAATTAGCCTATTCCTCGCGCATGCGCTTCAATTCGCGATCAAAATTGCCTAAAAACTCTGCTCTCTTCTCCCAGGTATCGCCTCCAGTACACCCTTTTTTGGGGTTTATGCATTCAGGGTCATTAACACGGTTACAAACAAGGCCTGCAAGGTCTAGTTCGTTCCCTTTGGATCCAGTTTTCCAGTGGTGAATACCGTTTAACCATGTTGCGCCACAACGAGAACACTCTTTACGTTCCAGCTTGAGGTCTGACAGCTCCCGGTCATCCATATCAAACTAAAAATACGGTGTGCCACATATACTTTGGCACTTAAATGTCTTCAATGTGCTAAAAATTTCTTTAAGAAGACAAAAGAAGATAAAAAAAAGAGCTCAAGGACTGCTCCCTGAGCTCCTCCCTCTCTTTGATCGGAGCGTCCCCACGCTCAGCACAAGGCTAGGACGGCTCAGTCACCTGTCAACACAAAAAAAACCCCTCCCGAAGGAGGGGCTCCGTGGTTTCGCAAGGAAACCTTATCAGGAAGGAGAGGTCGAGGTGTAGATCTGCGACTCGATGACACCATCGGGCTGCAGAGCGACGTCCTGACGCTCGGGGGGTTCGTCGGGAACGATCCAGCAGACTTCGCAGATAGCGAGAGCCTTGTCTTCGCCGGACAGTTTGCCAGCGGAGGCACGAGGATCGTACACACCGGAACCCTGGGCAACACCGTTGACAGCGCCGCTAGCGACGGTGGCAAACAGTTTCCACTGAGTCTCCGAACCCAGAGCAGAAAGTGCGCTGGAGTCGATGATGTTGTTGGAAGCAGTGGAGCCGTTAGGAATACGGCTGCTAGCGCCATCAATGGTCACACCGAACTGACCGGACACAACGGTGCCGTCAGTGGGGATGCTGGTGGTGACACTGGGGATCAGAGTCAGGCCAGGAGTTGCGGTGCCACCGGCAATGCCGCTGGAGACCACATCGCCACCGTCAACACGCAGGGAAGCGCGATAGACGTAAGCGCCAGCGGGGGCCTTGATGCCATCGGTGATATCAGCCCGGACATCCTTGTGGAAGTCGGGAGAAGGAACGATGACGGAGGCGTTCAGGAACGGAGCATTAGAAGCACCGCCAGAACCATAAGGCTGGGTGTAGTAGGACAGCTGGTTGGTGGAACCGAGAGCTTGGAAGCTCAGGTCCACATAACCGACAGCCTGTTGGGCAATCCAGCCGGGACGGAAGACCACGCCCACGGGGCCACCAACGGGCTGGTTGGTGTAGCTCGTTTGAACGCCATTGGCGTTCTCGAACTGCATGGTTTTTTCTTCGTGCCAGTAACGAAGAACGTTGGTGTAGTTGCCAGGATAAATCTTGGCAACGTGCAACTGGTTAGAGTTAATCGCCATTGTTAGTTACCTCCTCAAGCGTCGAAAGAGTAACCAACGGTGACGAAGTCAGCGTTCAGAAGTTCGAAACCTGCGTACAGGCTCCAAATCATCATGATGAAGCGGCTGAAGTCGTCGTTGTTGTTCAGGAGAACCTGAGCATTGTTGCCACCGATGCCAACGCCGGTCGACTGAGGACCGAAGAAGATACCAACTGCTGCGTTGTAGTCAGCGGTGGTGCCACCGATGGTTGCGCTCTGGGTTTGGGTAGGCATGTTGGTGC